GTACTTGCTGTATTCGCTGCTGCCGGATTATAACCTTCAAGCAGATCAGCGTTTAGATTAGCAACTAATGTAGTAGAAGATACTGTTAATATTTTACCACGACCAGTTTGAGCTATTGAAGCTAAACTAGTAACTAAAGATGCTGTAATAGTTTTTAAATAAATAAAACCTTTAGCAATTGTAGACGTAGTTGTACTAACAATAGATTTAATAGCACCTAGTGCTCGTAAGAACGAAGCAGTAACTGTAGAAGTAACATTCAGGGCTTGACTAAATTGAGTAGTCTCAGCCCCGTTTATTACTTTTACGTTAATTGCTGATTGATTTAGAGCCATAGCTCAGGCCCCCCAATCTTATTAACTAAATTGTGTTTTGAATGTGAACTGAATACTATCGCCTGATGTTAATGCGATACCAGTAAAGTCACCTTTAACAAATAAGTTACCTGATGTAACTGCATCAAACAAACCAGCATTAGTATATGTTACAGAACTACTTGCTGTTTGTGTACCAATAACTTGATATGTATCACTTGTTGTAGTTGTAGTTTGTTGTGTTGATGTACCTGCAACTCTAGTACCAACTTCAGTAAATAAAGTTGTGTCAGTTAGAGCAGTAGTACCAGCACCAGTACCCCAAGCAACATAGGAAGGTTCAGTTCCAGAGCCTTTGATACGGTTTGTAACTACAGCTTTACCTGTGTTTACTAATAATGTAGCCATTTTTTAATTCTCCATATAATACGTTTAAGTGGGTTCTTGTGCCAATATTGAATTGTTCCAAGGTTTTCAATAGTTCCGTCTGCTCTTGTAATAATAGCAGAGATCTCCATTTGTTTTACTTTAGCAGTAGAAGTATTCATATTAACTCAACTGTTTAATACATTCAATTAATAAACTGAATGATAATGAGCCTGATGAATAACCATCGGTATCATATAAAACCTTACCAGTTATACCTGCACCAGCATTGTTTTGTAAGAAACCAATTTGTTCTCCCATTACTTTTCCTCTGCCTACAAACCTCCAGATAGGTATATCTGTTGTAGCATCCCAATAAAGGTTGACAGCTAAGCCGTCTTCTACAGTGTAAGTTACTTTTTTAATTGCTACCTTAGTAGGTTGTTGTGAGTTTAACCCCGAAGCATTAACTGCAGCAACAAGTGCTGGGTCAATTAAAGTTGCTAAACTTACGTTACTTGTATCTAGGATACCAACTAATTTAACAACTAGATTACGCTCACTATCAACTAGTGTTTGAATCTGTACTGAATTAGCCATATTGGCCTCCTATTATCGTGTAACTTCTACAGAAGCAGAAATATAATCAACTGTTAATGTATCAGTAGCTGTCGGTGTAATTTGCATTACTGGGCCTAAATTAACACTAGGTATATTTGTACCAATGACCGGAGCAGTAACACGAGCAACAACAGTATTGTCACTGTATACAAGTAAATCTACACCATCAAAATAGTAACCTAATTCAAGGTATGTATTATCAGCTGCTGTAGCAACTCCTGTAATTAATGTAGTAGTTACTGATGCAACTGTTGCTACTAAGTTAACTGAAGTTGATGAAGCTGCTTTAGCAAACCATAAACCATTAGTTACTGCTGAACCATTTCTTAAACCTACATAGAATGCTTTAGTACCTGATACTAATGATGCTTTAAATCTTGCTGAAAACCATACTTGATTACCTGCAACAAAAGCAACATTAGATGTTGTCTTATAAGCAGCGGTGGCTGTAGAAGCTGCACCTGGGGTAATTAAACCTAAACCACCATTACCATCTGTTAAAGCAAATGTAGATGAGGCACCAGTAACTGTATACTCTGCAACTGAACTTGTAAAATCATTTGCATATTGAGCAACACCTGTTAAACTAGAACCACTTGTAGTGAATGGAGCCGGTAACGGATAGTTACCATTTAAATACTGTGCATCATTTGTAGACACACCATTTGAATATCTTGTTGGGTTTGACATAAAAATCTCCTTTGACGTTGTATGTTATAACAACGCTTATTTCTAAGCGTCATCAGAGAACACTAAATTATTTGCCTTTTTTTACAGGGGGGCGTTTCCCTTTTTTTTCTTCTATTGGGTATGACATATATACTCCTAAAATAAAGACTAGAGGGAACTTTATCTCGCCCCCTCTACCTTTAATTAAGTCCTAATTAAGGACCGTTAACACCGTAGATTGCTCTAGGGTCTGTCCAGCCAAATGAGTATCTTTCGTAACCCTTAGCCTTAGCATTCATTGTATCAAAATCATTGTCTTGATCAAATTGAATACCAACACGTGAGTAATACTTGAGACCGTTTTGGATGTTAGTTCTAACAAACCATGCGTTAGGTGAAGTTAAGTAGTGGTTCATTACGATACCTTCTGGTAAAGCATTTGTCGCTACTAAAACGTTCACTGCATTGTTTGCTGTTGTTGGTGTGTAAGCTGATTTCATAATGCGATTAGCATTCCACCAGTTTTGACGAGCAACAACTAGGCTTCTTGGCATAACATTGATCAAAAGACCACGGTCATTTTGGAAACCCATAACTGCTGTTAATGCATCTTCTAAAGAAGCTTCTGACAAGTCAGCAGGAACTGAAGGAGCATTAGCAAATGTACCACCAGATGTGTTAGGATGTGCTGTTGAAGCTAAACACACACCGTCACCACCTAAGTATGTAGAATTAAATGCACGATTGTAGATGTTAGCACCAACGTTTTCTTTCGTTTGACGGAAAGACATTGCTAATGCAGCAGATCTACGACGTGATACTTGTTCATACAAGTTGTCATCTAACTCTTCTTTTGTTACGATATAACCCAAAGCGTAAGCAATGTGTGTATAACGTGTTGTGAAACCTTGAATTTCTGAATCGTATGCAACGCCAGAACCTTCGGATTTAACTGGAGCTAAACCGAAACCTGTAAGTTGAACATCTTCTTCATAGTTCATTGAGGATGTGTCACTGTCAAACAATTGAGAATATTCTTCTTTATGTTCGTCATAGACTTGACCCCACCATGCTTTGATCCCAGGCCATAGGGCCTTAGGGTGTGAAGCGGTTGTTATAATACCAGCCATGTTATGTTCTCCTTATTAAGCTGTGCCAACTGGGTTGAGGAATTGATGCTTGTTCCATTTTACCAAAGCTTGAGCATAGGCACCAGCAGCATTATTAACTGCTTGTGTTAGACCAATGATTTGTAATGGTAAAGCTAATGAGCCAGAAGACGCAATAGCAAGGAATGAAGAAGCGTTCAATACCGTTGAAGATAGCGGAGCTGATTGAGCAAGAGATGTTTGGTTAGCTGTAATAGTTAAACCAGCATTCTTGAATACGTCAGCAGCAGCTACACCTGTAGCATCACCTGTTACTTGCATAATAATTGATGGATCATCAACTACGTAAACGTAGCGAGTACCAGAACTAAGTGGTAAGTAAATTGTGTTTAGAGCCAATGTAGTACCTACTAGAGATACACTTGGATCTGATACTCGGATACCAACAATAACACCAACTGGTGTATCAGTAGTAAGAGCTTTTGTTGCATAAGGGACACCATTTGTATCACTTGATCCAGCAACTTTAACAACGTCGCCAATAGCGTAAGTGTTAGAAGCGTCAGAAGCGATAGCGTAAAGGCGACCCTGTTCGTTGAACGGAGCACCAGTAATTGTTCCTACTGGGCTAAGTCCACGAGGGATATTTGCGTTAGCCATTTTTATTTCCTTTTAGAAATTTAATTTATGTTTTGTAGTTAATGCCACCCTTAGGAGTATAAAAACCATCAGAACTTGTACCGTCCTTAACGTTTACACCACCACGGATTGCAGAATCTACTCGATCATTTCGTTTTTGTAACTCACTTTGATCCTCTTCGTGCCATTCTTGTTTAATCTTTAACAAGTAGCCATAAAGACCATCACCTTTCTCGCTTGTACCAACTAGGTATCTTACCTTTTCTCCTAAATCTGTATTACCAGATGTAACACTATCTTTTACACCGCCCACTTCTTCTGGTTTAACAAACTCCCAGCCTCCATCTACTGCGGTTTGGATACGACCAGGTTCATCATTAAAGATGTGTAGTACATATCCAGGGATTTGATGATTTACAGTTAACTTAGCTTGAGTACCATTAAATACGTTCCTTTGTCGTTCACGTGTAGGACGATCTGTAGTAGTTCTAGTAAGTGCCTGTTCTTTTTTCTCTTCAATTGTTAATGCTTTAGCCATAATTTTTCTCCTTAAGACCAGTCGTAACTGTCAATGTATTCTTGTTTAGATTTAATCCATCCATTTTTAATAAATCGATCACATGCTGTTTTAGCTTCTTGTGGTAAGTTATCATAAGACTTTTTACTGCTACTACCACTAGACCTTACACTACCTGAACTGTCTACGGAATTAACCTTAGGTTTTTTACCCATAAACTTTTCTGGAAAATGCTCAGCAAGCTTTTCATCTATCTTATCAAGAAACTCACGGCCTGTTAAGTGAGGGAACTGTTTTCTTACATTAGCACCTAATGCATTAGACATTTCTGTTAGCTCAGTATCCTGGCCAAACCATTTGTTTCGGTCTAACCATGCTGAAATATCAGGGTCTATTGCTACGGGTGTAGGTTCTGCTTGTGGCGGTGGAGCTTTACTCTCCGCTTTGGCTTCCCGCTGCGCTTCTTTTAGTTCGTCAATACGATCATCTAGGTCTACTACTAGATCTCCGTTACCCTCAGCTATTGCTGTTTTCTTTTGAGACTTTAAGGCTACAATTTCAGATTCAAGTTCAACTTTCTTTTTATCAAAAGATTCCTTTTGGAACTTCTTGAACTGTTCTACATCTTTTTTAATGGTATCAATCTCTCTAGCTTTTTCATCTAGTTTTTTCATAAGAAGTTCATTGTTCTTACGAAGTATAGGATTAATTTCTTTACCACGTTTTACAAATGTATCTGCATCTACCCAATCATCTTCTGAACCCCTAAAATCTTCTTTAGGTACCCAACCAAAGACACGAGCTTCTTTTTCTAAAACTTCGTTTCCTTCTTGTTGTTCTGGTTCTATTGTTTTGTTTTCTTCTGACATGTTTTCTCCTAGTCGACTAATGCTACAACATCTAAATCATTAATGATACGATACTCTTTGTCATCAGCACCCTGATAGATTAAACCAGAATACTTACCAAAGATTACATGATCTCCAACTTCACCCCATGGGCTTGGTTGATCTGACCACGCAGTATTGCCTAGTTCGACAATAGTACCTTTTAGTTGTGCTAGTCTTTCCCTATCTCTATTTTCACCAACTGACAAAATAATACCGCTTTGTGTTACTTCTTCCACTGGATCAGGGAGTATTAAAACTCTGTGACCCTTAGGGTGAATTCCACTAGTATTTTGCATCTTCTCTTGCTCCTTCTACTAAGTCTTCATAAGTTAAATCTAAAATACTTATGATTGCATTACATCTACCTTTTACTTCTTCAACGTTGGCTGTGTTACCACGAACCACCATTTCTTTCATGTATTCTCTGTCATTGCGGAGAGCCTTCAGCAAAGTTTTGGTTGCTGGGTGCTCCTTCCATTCCAGGAATTCCTCCTTGGTTACTACCATTTACATTTTCTCCTTGAACTATTTTAGAACTAATACCTGACTTTAATGAATCATTACTTTCTGAGTTGCCTGATTGAGGCATCATTTCTTTTAAGAATTTAATAGAGTCATACAAACTTTGTTGTTTATGTTTAGCTGCACCAATCTCTGCTTGGATTAAAGCAATCATGTTATTTCTAGGAACATCATCTGCTTCTTCTAAAGCAAGTAGTGCTTCTGCTTGTAGTTTTAAGATTCTAGCTTCATTTACTCTTGACTCTTCTTGTAACTTAGCTAGGGCAACTTGAGTTTTCTTATTATTACCATCCATATCAACTTGTGCTCTAATAGTTGCAAGTTGTACTTTTGGATCTGGTTGAGGTTTAACAGCATTAGGCCCTTGTGGGTTTGGTAATACTTCTTCAATATTACTAACTTTAAGAGCTTCTAAATAACGTTTAGTTACTGCATACATATTAAACCCAGGTACAGTAGCAGCTGCCTGCATTAATGTTTGAGCTTGTAAAATACGTTGTGCATCTGTTACTACATTAGGATCAGCTAAAGGTCTTAGTGTAGAGTCGTCAATTAAATAGTCTACAGATCTAATAAAACCTTGTGGGTACTCAATGTCACCAATAAGGTATAGTTGATTAAGTCTATAAACTTTTCTAAGTTCTTCTTTAAGAGATCTATGGATACGTTTAAATATACCAGAGAATACTTTCATACCTTGCTCTGCCATCGTTTGTGATGTTTGAGCTGGTGTGTTTTGACCTACATTCTCTCCTACCATAATGTCAGTAGCACCAACAATACGTTCACCATAGTTAACTAATGTTTGTAGTAGTGTAAACAATACACCACTTGGTTCTCTTACTGGTAAAGGTACGATACCTTTAGCAAGATCTTCTCCAGTAGAATCCACATGCTTCCATTCAAGAGGAGCGAAATTATAATTACCTCCACGAACTTTAATTCCTCTGGAGAGGAAACCCCCTGCAGTAGTAGCCATAGTACCAGCATCAATGAGCTGATTAATAATAGTATCGATAGATTCATTTAAAGGTCCTAACAATATACCAAAACCAATATCATAAAAACCACCATCTGGCGATGGAATAAATGGGTACTTAGTAAAATATGTTTCTGGTGTGATATTAATAATCTCACCTTTTTCATTTCTTAGAATAGATGTTTCTAAGTAGTTTGATACTATACGAACTATTTTACCTGTAGGTCTATGTACTGTAACAATGTATGGTTCTTTGTAGCCGTCGTCATCTAAA